CCAGCAGTTTGTGTATAAGGAGTTCCTGCCATAAATCTAGCTCCTTGAGAAGCTCCTTGTGGAAAAGCACCTATTTGTCCAGCAGAAGCAGCAAGAGGAGCAGTTGCACCAGATAAAATACCAGCTTGTGTAGCAGCAGGAACAAGACTACCAGCCCCTCCTGCATAAGCTGTCCACGGTGTAGCACTAGCTAATTGTGCAGCCAAAGCTCCTTGTGTTAAAGCAGTACCCCCTCCTCCAGCAGCCCCGGCAGCAGCAGCAGCTTGAGAAGCAGCACCAGCAGCACCTCCTCCTAAACCCAGAGCAGGAGCAGCAAATGCACCACCAAGACCAGCCAGACCTCCCAAGGCAGCACCTTTCCAACTTCCCGTAGCTATTCCACCAAGAGCAGCACCAATCAGAGGTAACCACCACAGAAAGGCTTCCGGTAAACCAGTATCAGGATTAGTAGTAGTTGGTCCCAGAAGAGAGGACAAACCTTTAAGTTCATCTGGATTTACATGCATCAACATGGTATCTCCATGCCTACCTTTAGATGCCAAGTTTTCTATTTGTTGAGGTATAGCAGCCCTACCACCAGCTTGAGCAGTCAATATTCTTTCATCTTCTTCTGTAATGACTCGTCTTTGTTGAGGAACCTGTTGTTCCTGTCTCTGAGGAACCTGTTGTCCCTGTCTTTCAGGTACAGGTAGTCTAGCTTTAGAAGCTGCTTCTGCCAAAGATCTGGGAGTATACATGACAGGTCTTTGAGATTCTTTTAATAATTTAGCAGCCGTAATAGCACCGAATCCATCTACATATGGAGATTCCTCTGGATCTCTTATAGCCTGTTGTATGTCTTTCATTCTTTCTATACTTCCCTTTTGTTCAACAGGAGGAAGACGTCTTGCATATATTTGTCCATAAGCCATTACTTCATTCTCCGTGGGTTCATGTAATTGGACTGTGCCAATGTACTATTTGCCATCATGGTACTACTACTATTATACACTGGATTGTCAAACTGTGCTAGTGGTTGTATTAATTTTTGTAAAGTTTGATTCTCCAGAAATGGAGGGACACCTGCACCCTGATTTAAATTTGTAATCAGTGTTCCTTCCTGTACAAGATTCATATAATCAGAGTTCTTCATTAGTTAAATGCTTCCCATGCTTGTGTACCTGCCGTGCTAACATAACCCATGAACTTACCTTTACTTACTGAATAAGCTATGTTTCCCTTATCAGGACTTTTAATACTACCTACCGTTACTACAGCATATATATTAGTAGATGGTGCTGCATCCTGTACTTGATCTCGTGTATCCATCTCATTAATTAAAGCTGCTCCCCATTGCTGGAATCGACCATAAACATAATCTACTCCTCTTTTAACATCATCAGGGAATATTAATGGAAAATCTGGATACCTAGCCATTATCTAATCCCATCCTGTTGCATACTTAATCGAACAGATCCCCATCTCCACGATGTATTAGCAGCATCACACGAAACTCTTACTCTCCCCTGCCTTCCTCTTGCTCGTAAATCTATTTTACTTGTACTCTTGGTAATTGAGAATGGTCCTTTCTCCGTTTCCTGTGTACTATCTGGAAATTGTTTTGTCGTAATGGAAAACTTTATTGTTCCATCATTCAAAGTCATATCTGGAATTAGCCGATCAAGAAACATTAATTGATTACCGTCCTCTATATCAAAATCTGCTGATTCAATGAAGGATGATATAGCTTCTCCATTGGCTGTAAATACTCCATCAGGTTCGTTATTATATATATTATTTCCATTTACACTTACCCCTGTTGTAATCGTATTTCCAAATACTGTTTTATCATTAAAGGTGGTAAACAGGGTACTTCCATAAGTCCAGTAGTTTTCATCTGGACTCCATATTACATAAGAATCACATTCACCTGAATCATCAGTGGAAGGATATAACCATATTACTTCTTTAAACTCAGAATTAATACCAGCAAAGATCTTATCTTTATTATCTAAATCAAGACGATCAAATATAAACCTTCTTACTGTACAATCCAAAGTTCTTACTTGTCCATCAAATACATAGAAGTTATCAAATCCCATCCATACAGTTCGTCCATCATAATCTACTGCTGCATGAGGAGCAATCAATCCACAGTTTGTTCCCATCTGTGCAAACTTAAATGTAAAAGGTGGTCCAACAAAAGTCTGTAACCAAAGTGAATTATCAGTCCATACATTAATTGCATTTCTAGAACGTACTCCTCCAACAATCCTTGTTCCATCTGTAAGTTGTACTTCTCCTGATGTGGAACTAACAGAAGGAACCCAGTTTGTATAGTCTTCCTGATTGGCCCATCGTACTGTCATGGGATCATATGTTCCACTTGGAGAAGCTGTTGTACCGAATTGATTAGATCCCAGAGCAATAGCATGTCTATCATTGGGAGAAACAATTACTGCATCTACTGTAGTGGGTGTTGAGTTGGTAGCACCAGATACTTTTGCTGCTCTTATGGGAGTGGTAGAAGCATCAACATCAAAGAAATAAATAGATCCCTTTCTTCTGTTTGCCAGAACATCTTCTCCCCAGTTATCCAGACTCCATTGAGTAATTTCACTTTCAAAGTTTGTAGAGTCGGCAGAAGCAGGTTCACTATATGCTCTTGCTCCTGCTGTACTTGTTCCAGCCAACCATCCAGCAGCACCATATCCAAAACCAGTGGCAGCACCAGATACTCCTCTAAAGAGTATATAATGTATTGTTGCCTGACTTGCACTATTTTGTGCAGCACTTGCTGTAGTATCTACATCAAAGGCAAATACATTATCACTAACTACACTAACTGTAAAAATATTTGTACCCAGTATTATATTCCCACCTATGGTTACACCCCCACTTGGACCTGAAACACTGGTAAAGAATACAAGATCTCCTGTTGATCTACCATGTGCAGTAGCACTTACTGTTACTTTAGTGGCTGATAAGGCTACGGTAAATGCATTCTGAAGTGTTACGGAAGAGGATACAGGAGTTATATCCGTTATTGTATCTCCATCATGTTCATATAACTTTTGAGGAGTTCCAAACATTGCTCTTTTAATTTGATCATTATCTGACCATGTAATTAAATCACGAGCAGCACCATCAAATGTGGCAGATACTTTTACTTCATATCCTCCTACATTCTGTGGTCTACCAGCCCTGAACCTTACCCTATCCGTATCATACCAAGAACCTTCTTCAGCATACTGAGTAGATTCCCTTCTAATACCGGGAGTAAAGTTTAGCTTTACAAGTTTTGCATTTGACGATGACATAATTATCTATCAAAATCCTTCAATACAACTGCATCAATAGTAGTAGCACTTCTAGCATTATATACTAACATATCAACATCACTTGCTCCTGTACTTAAAGTAGGAACAGTAGCAGATACAAATTGCCATGCAGTATTATATCCTAATGTTCTACTGCCTGTACCGTCTTGTATAAAATATATACTTCCTCCTTGTCCTACTGTACAATTAGTAGGAGCTTTTAAAGTACGATTACCTCCAAGTGTAACAAGGAAGTTATTTGACAAGGCAAAGTTTACACTAATACAAGCAGCATCTGTTACTGTTACAATAGCATTATAAGCTCTTGCATTTGCTCCAACAATTAAATTACCGGGAGTACTGGCAGAAGCTCCTACAATATATTTAGTTCCTATTAAGGAAACATTGGCAGAAGTAGATACTCTAAGATAACGTATATCGGCAAGAGAAGTATCAGGAACATTGGTAGTACACACTCCTATATCTGCACTGGCTGCTGTACCAAGATTAAATCCTGTTGCATTTAAAGAATATACAGACGTACCATCACAGATAACTAATCCTACTGCACCTAATGGTACATCATATCCATCACCACTGGCTGTTTTTATTTTAACAATATCAGAGGCTGTAGTATTGGCTGATACCTTATTATTAATTACATAACTTTTAGAATTAGCAGGTATTACTAAAGATATAGTATTATTTGCTCCACCTACTGATCCCTTTAATTCCAAGAAAGCAGATCGTGGAACATCAGCACCACCTTGTACTGCTGATAAAGTTACCGTAGCTGCTGATCCAATTGATACAGTAGTATAGGAAGCAATTGCATCATCGACAAGACTGATGACCTGATCATTAAGAACAGTTCCCCACGTATTAGGATTATCACCATCCCCTTGTTTTGTCAGTCTTATATTTGAAGTGTACGTTGATGCCATTTTCTTCTCCTACTTAAAATATGGGTTCTTATCATAGGGAACACTCATCTCTCCTCCAATAAGTCCACATGTTACTTTATCTGGAAAGGATAGCATAAATAACCACCTTCCAGAATTTTGATTTAAAAACAATTCCGAAAGATTTCCATTCTTATCTACTCCCCACCAAACTTTAACTGTTTGTAACCTATCTTTTAAATCTTGATATACAAAATCACTGTGAGAACACATCATATTCTTTTGGAACATACGAGGAAAAATCTGTTTCTGATCTGGCATACTCTCTTGTGCATTTGTATTAGATGCAAAAGTAAAAATTACTCCTAAACAAATAATTGCAAATATAGTTATCAATAAAGTTTTCATCTGTTCCTCTTATAATGTTCTATACTTGTACTATCAGGCCATACATTATATTGTTCACCTTCATTAAAAATTTCTGAATGTACTACTTTAAATTCATCTAAAGTATTACAATTATCTATAGCAGTACATATTGTATTACAAAAAGTACGAATAGAAGCAACATATTGTATTACATCATTTGGAATTACTTGTGTATTATCATATACATATCTTTGAGTTAACCATGCAAAATATTGAATCTGTCTATATGCTTCATAGTCTGTTGCTGCTTTACTATTTATCTTTAAGTCTGATAAATCTTTTTCAGTTATCGTAAAATCTTCATCAACTGTTTCTTCACTTGCATTCCACGTATAAGAAAAAGATCCCATATCATAAAAATTAGTATCTGGTGGAGTCTTTCTTTTCACATCATAAATATGAATTCTTTTCTTTTCTTCTTTTGTATACATGGTAAACATATTAGATGGATATCTTACATTATCCAATATAATAGATTTAGGACTATAATATATTTCTTCTACTGTTCCATCTTTAACTAAAGCCCACATTTTTAACTCCTATTTATATTTTATTTCTAAATCTTGTTTAATACTTTTAAAAGGATCTGACCAAGTTCCATATTTTTGTTGTCTATATAAAGTTACACTATCATAATAAGGAGACTTATTTCCCGGTAATGCCCATATATAATAAGATAATACTGGAACTATAATCCATGTTTCAATTCCCATTGCTGCTGATAAATGTGCAACACTTGTACAGGAAGAAATAACAAGTTCACATTCACTAATTGATTTTCTAGTAGTTTGCCAATCATCTAACGAAGCCTGTTTCATCCATTCTGGTTTTAATTCTGTATCTTTATCTCTTTGTAATGAAACACAATCATATCCTTTAACTGCATCAAATAATAAATTAGCTGGAAAATATCTATGTTGCTCATGTTCAAATTTTGGATTACCACTCCATCTTACTCCTATTCTTCCTGGTATAGTATCAGCAGTACGAGAAATATAGGGAGTTCCTTTTAAATCTTTATATTCATAACCTAAAGCTACTATTGAAGACATTGAAGGAAGCCAGTAATCGTGATAGACTTTACAAGCAACATCATGTTGTACTACTGCAAACTCTTCTGCAAAAATTGATGCTATTTCTGTTGAACAAGAAATTATAACACGATTCTCCAATTCTTTTAAATCAAAAGCAAATCTATAACTTTTTATTTGATCTCCTATTCCTCCTTCTAAACTTAATAAAACTGTTCCAGATTCTTTATTCCAAATAGGTTGTTTAGATCCTATATGTCTATTTCCAAATACATTTTCAAATCTACCTTTATCTAATAATTTATGTCCTTCCAATAATTTACCTTGACGTAATAAATACCAACCTCGATTAAATGCTGCACGATTACAAGTTGGAGTCTCTTCCTTTAATTGTTGAGCAATCAACCAACCCTTTTTAAAATCACCATGAATACCTGCATCAAGTTGTTCATCTAATTTTCCCATACTATCTTACACCAAAACTCCAATCATAACCTGCACTAACAGCCCTCCAATCTGACTCAGACCCAACTTGATTTGGAGAACTAAGAGAAGCTGTTGTATTTCCAAGACCTAATTGACCGGCATCATTTCTTCCCCATGTCCATAAAGTTCCTGTTTCTCCATCTCCAGAATCTCTGATACCAATACAATGCCCTCCTCCTATTTGAATATCTATCCAATCAGAACTATCTCCTATTTGAATAGGAGAAGAATAAGTACCTCCTGCACCTGAAGAACTTGTTGCAAGCATTCCATTATAATTATAACCCCATCCCCAAATTGTTTCATCAGTTTTTAACACTACAACAGTATATCCATTAGACCCAAGAGCAGCTATTTTTGACCAATCTGTTAAGGAACCAACTTGAACAAATGTTCTCCTATTAGTTGTAGTTCCATCTCCATTTACTCCACCACTACCATTGCCGGTTGAATACATAGCACCTCCTGCAATGGCAAAAGAATTATCGGCAGCAGCCTGACAACTTGTCCAATTTGTAGCTGTTCCAATTTGAACAGGGGAACTAGAGGTAACCCAATCTTGTCCATTAGCTTCTCTACCACCCATTGTAAATAACTTTCCATCACGAATACCCATACCAGTATTCTTTCCTATTCCCGTATCAGTCCAACCTGTGTCAGAGCCTATTTGCACTGGAGAGGAATAGTTTGTTTTGTCACCAAAACCTAATTGACCAGAATAATTTCCTCCCCATCCCCAAAGAGTTCCATCAGTTTTTATAGCAAGAACTCCAGTAGAACCAGTGAGTCTATCCCAATCTGTTAAGGAACCAACCTGCACTGGAGAGGAATAATCTGTTAAATTCCCAACTCCTATTTCTCCATATGTTTGGTTTCCTGTTGCCCATGTAGTATTGTCAGCTTTAACAAAATGATTAGTGCCATCTCCTGGTGACATTATTCCATTCTGAATATTTAATCCTCCTGCCCAATCCGTTAATGTACCGACTTGAACCGGAGATGATCTATTGGTAGTGTCATCAAGACCTAGTTCACCACTACCATTAAGGCCCCATGCATATAAAGAAAATCCAGCACCACCAGAAGTAGCAGCAGCAGCAGCACCAGCTAATAAAGCATTTTGAAATATACCCATTATGCATATGCCTGTGAAATAATAGCCTGAATATCTCCACCTACACCATCGGAAGATGCAGATACAACTATGTAGTCTAATCTATCTACTGCATTATCATCTGTAGATAAGGTAGGATCAGTCCCACCTATAAATTTCCAATCAGCATTATAAGCCATCGTACCACTACCTCCATCTTGAACTAAGAAAATACTTCCTGTTTGTCCTGTTCTACATCCTGTAGGTTTAGCCAATGTATGTGCTGCCGTTACAGATGTAGAAAAGTTTTGTGCTGTACCAAATGCAAGAGATACAGAAGTTATACCATTAATAGCTGTGGCACATACAACGGCTGCTGCACTCTTGGTAAGTTGAAGTTGTCCTTCCAAACTACAATTACCAGATACTCTGACTGTACCAAGGAATCCTGCATTTCCTGTTATTGTAGCTGTACCAAGTAAATTCGTAGCTCCTCCCACACTTAATGCACCAGCTATACTGGCAGCACCTCCTATGGTGGTAGTACCTCCAACTGTTAGATTACCTACCAATATCGAATTACCTGAGACACATACATCATCGTCAAATTCTGCTTTACCAACTACTGTTAATGTACTTAGTAGATTAACTGCACCTCCAACACTTAATGCACCAGCTATACTTGTAGCACCTCCTATAGTAGTTGTACCACCTACAGCTAAGTTACCTACAAGTATTGTATTCCCTGAGACACATACGTCATTATCAAATTCTGCTTTACCTACAACAGTTACTGTACCAAGGAAATTAGCAGCCCCTCCTACACTAAGAGCACCAGCAATACTAGTTGCTCCTCCTATGGTAGTTGTACCTCCAACTGTCAGATTACCTACAAGTATCGTATTACCTGATACACAAACATCGTCATCAAACTCAGCTTTACCAACTATAGTAGCAGTACCACCAACTCCAAGATTTCCTGTAAGAGTTGTATTACCAGCTATGGTAACAGTACTAGCAAAATGAGCAGCACCTCCAACACTTAATGCTCCTGCTATACTTACAGCACCACCAATTGTAGTAGTACCTCCTACTGTTAGGTTACCAACAAGTATACTATTACCAGAGACACAAACATCATCATCAAATTCTGCTTTACCTACAACTGTAAATGTACCACCTACACCAAGATTGGCAGTAAGAGTTGTATTACCAACTATTGTTGCAGTACCACCTACAAATAAATTTCCACCTACTGTAGCATTACCAACTGATATATTGCCTTCAATTGCAACAGGAACATTACTAAGATTAGCACCATCACCATAAAAGGCAGAGGCACATACTCTAGCATTTGCAGCTTGTACATTTGTACCTGCAATTGTTACAGTACTGGCAAAGTTAGCTGCACCTCCTACACTAAGAGCACCAGCAATACTTGCAGCCCCTCCTATAGTTGTTGTACCTCCAACTGTTAAATTACCTACAAGTATAGAGTTACCAGAGACACAAACATCGTCATCAAATTCAACCTTGGATGCAAATGTAGCTGCACCACCTACACCTAATGTACCTGTAAGAGTTGTATTACCAGCTATGGTTACTGTACTTGCAAAGTGTGCAGCACCACCTACGGATAATGTACTGGCAAGACTTACTGCACCTGCAACAGTAACTGTACTTGCAAAATGTGCAGCACCTCCAACACTAAGAGCACCAGCAATACTAACTGCTCCTCCTATTGTAGTAGTACCACCTACAGTTAAATTACCAACAAGAATAGTATTACCAGAGACACATACGTCATCGTCAAACTCAGCTTTACCTGCCACTGTTACCGTACCAAGTAAATTCGTATTACCTCCAACACTAAGAGCACCACCAATACTGGCAGCACCTGCTACTGTTGCTGTACCTCCTACAGCCAGATTACCAACTAGGACTGTATTACCAGATACACATACGTCATCGTCAAACTCAACCTTGGCAGCAAAGGTAGCAATACCTGTTTGTGCCAATGTCCCACCAAGAGATGTATTACCTGCTACATCAAGAGTACTTGCTAATGATGTTGCTCCTGATACACGAACCGTACCAAGAAAACCAGTAGCTCCTGATACAGTAGCTGTACTCAGGAAATTAACAGCACCACCTACACTAAGAGTACCACCAATCGTAGCATTACCTGTTATACGTAAAGCTGAAACAGAAGTAGCACCAGTAGCTGGAACATTTGTCAGATTAGAACCATCTCCATAAAAAGCAGAAGCACAAACTTTAGCATTAGCTGCCTGTATGCCAGTACCAGCTATAGTAACAGTTCCTGTTATATTGAGATTTCCACCTAAAGATGTATTACCTACAACGGATAAAGCTCCTCCTACACCAAGAGAATCTGCCATTGTAACGGCTCCAGCTATGGTGACTGTATTTGCCACATTCAATGTACTGGCAAGAGATACTGCACCTCCTACATTCAAAGTACTGGCAAGACTAGTTGCTCCTGCTACAGTTACAGTACCAAGTAGATTAGTAGCTCCACCTACAGAAAGAGCACCAGCAACACTGACGGCTCCTCCTATAGTAGTTGTTCCACCTATGTTAACATTACCAGATACAGATACATTTGTTTTAAATGTACCAGCACCTGAAACTGTTACGGTACTTGCAAAGGTAGCTGCACCTGTTCCTTTAAATGTACCACTTACGGATACATTACCAGCTACATCCAAGGTACTTCCCAGACTTACTGCACCTGTAATAGTCGTGGTTCCACCTACTGCAAGATTCCCTACAAGTACAGTATTACCACTTACACATACGTCATCGTCAAATTCTACTTTACTTACAAATTGAGAAGTTCCACTTACATAGGCATTTCCAACTACGGATATATTACCTACACATACATTCCCACCTACACTAGCATCAACTCCTGATAAATTAGATCCATCTCCATAAAAAGCAGAGGCACATACTTTAGCATTAGCTGCCTGTACATTTGCACCAGCTATGGTTACTGTACCAGCAATACTTACATTTCCAGATGCAGCTAAAGAACCTACAACATCCATTCTTCCAGTTGCTTTTACTGCATTCGTAGCAACCATAAAAGAAATATTAGTTCCATCTCCAGTTTGAAGTTGGGTAAGAGAAGCACTTACACCTCTATTAGCACTAACACCTAATTTTACGATCTGCTTATAGGTATCTGATATTTGTCTTCCAGTTAATGTACTCATATCGTTTGCCACCATCTATCTTCTGCATCCCAATTATTAGTAGCAGCTTCCCAATTAATTTGTCTGCCACCAGTATCAGGACGAGGGTTACGTATCATTGGGTTATCACTTACATCAGGTACTTTATTTAAAGGACTATTCTTTAAATCATATGCCCCATCAAAATCTTGTGGGCATACCAGCATCCCATAACTATTTAATCTCATTACTCTGTGTGCATAAACAAATCCACATGTATCACACATTGCTAAAGCATTTTTATTACTTGCCATTTTATACCGTATTTAAATCTAATCTAATACGAAAATTAGCTCTTTGTCGATCTTCTAATAATGCCCTATTTAATAATTCTTCATAATTAGATTTTAACATTCCTATACGATCTCCTTCTATACCGGGAGTTTTCATGGAAAGATAATAGGAAAGTCCACAGGTAAGAGGTGGAAGGAATCTTTTAGGCATATCTGCATTTTGATCAGCAGACTTATTTACATCTTCCAGTTCTCGTATTCCTTCTACATTAAGAATATCAGTTGTATTCTCAGGAATAGGCCATACCAGAATTGTAGGATTATCTCTATTTCTTTTTATGGTAAATTGACTTGGCCTTCCAGTTTGCTTCTTATTAGGAATAATTTGATATTCTTCAAAACTGATTCGTTGTAATTGTAAGTCAGTATCATCTCTTCGTAATACTACTTCCAATGCATCCAAAGTATCACTTGATAATGCATAGGAAGTAACACTTGTCGAAACTGTAACTAGTGTAGTATAGGTAGTCCAAAGAAGTATACCTCTGTTCTGCCAATCTTTCAACATTAGATTAATAGAACGACGAGCAGATGCAGGAGTATGACCAAGAGTTTGTTCACCCCCGATCATCTCCGTAGCCTCTTGGATCACCTCATCTATATCTAAGTTAAAGTTAAATGTTCCTGACGTTGCCATTTTAAACTATTTCTTTTTACCATGATTATGGTGATGTTCACCCATAAAGATACCAACAACACCTGCTACACCACATGCAAGCATAGCAACAGTCTGCCACGGACCGATTGGTGAAATAAGACCAATCATGGCAAGAATAGCTGCCATTGCTGCATACGATGAAGGCTCTTTAAATCTACATATAATATGATTCATGTTTTTCTCCTTCTACTTTTTGTTTTCTTTTTAACTTTTGTGCCATACTTATTCTTCCACTCATCATAAATCTTACGTTTATTTTTTTTAAGATACTTCTTTTGTTTCTCAGATTTAAAAGGCACACTACTTTACATGAATATTTGGAACACTCATGTCCTCTGTCTTGAATGATTTCCCCTTTTCATAACTTTCATTTGTTACGACAGGATGGGGTGTTCCTACAACATCTGGTCCTTTTCTGGCTGCACCATAGCCTTGACCTGTAGGTTTCCCATTGATCTTTTCCAGATCAGGGGGATTTTTTAATAATGTATGTGGTCCCATTTCATTCTCCTTTACTAAACTTTTCCACCAGCTTTGTAACCATGCATGATCTTCTTCCCTCTCTTACGAGAAACAATACCACCCTTTTTATTATTTTCCGTTTTATCTAGTGCTCTTTTTAAAGCTTCCCTTTCAGAACCAGTAAATTGTCTTAGAATAGCTAAAGGATCAAAATCTGTTGGTTCTTGTTCTTCAGGTACTCTTAAATTAGTATTAGTCATTATACTTTTCCTCCTGCTTTGTAACCATGCATGATCTTCTTACCTCTTTTACGAGAAACAGTTCCTCCACGTTTAACTGCTTTACCTTCGTTTATCTTTTTTAAAATTTCTTTTAATTTATCAGGAGTTATTCCCTTTAAACCTTTTTCTATCGTTTCTCGTAGAATTTCTTTTTCTGTATCAGCCATAATATTTCTCCTTAGATCGTATCATATCCTTGGGCAACTTCAAAGTTTCCACCCTGCCACTTCTCAACTTTACCACCACTCCTACGAGATACTTTACCACCTGTTTTTAGATCTACACTTAAACTAAATTCCTCATTTCTTTTTCTTTCTTTTTCTCTTTCATTTTCATCTACTATTTGTTTTAATTTCTCTCTTGCTTCTGGACTATAACGAGGAATAGTAGGACCAATAGGTTTTTTATAAACTTGTCTAGCTAATGGTTTCAATGTTTTTGTTGTTACTGGTGTTCTTTCTCTAATAGATGCTTGCCTTGCTGCTTTTCTTCTTTTTAATTGTTCTTTTGCTGCATCAGATAACATTGCCCTGCCTTTTTGTGTCTTTATTCCAAAAGGAGTTTCTTTAGCTTTCCTTTTTCTTTCTCTTGCTCTTTCGGCTCTTTTTGATCCTTCTGCAACAGCACTATAAAGACGAGTAGATGGACCAGTTTCTGTAGCTCTTGCCCGAAGTTTTTCTAGATTACTTCTAGTACTTTTTTTTGTAGGTGTAGTTGTAGTTGTTTTCTTTATTATTTTACGTTTTGGTTTATCTTTCCTAGCAGCTTCATAGGTACTGGATATACTTTCATATTTTTTTGGTTTACGTTTAAGTTTAGAGATATCTATTCCTTTACCAGTTTGTTGAGAAACACCTCCTATACGTCTACGAATTATTCCATTATTCTTTGCCATTATTGTGCTCCTTGTAATACGGTATCTGGACCTCCCACTGGATTACGGGGATTCTCCATGTCATCCTGTCTCATACGTCTGGCTTGATTTCTCAAAGCATCTACTGAATTTGTATAACTACTCTCCCATACTTGTACAATATCCCAACTCTTGGTAAACTTGGATGCTTCCACCATACAGGCATTGAACAGAGCATTATAGGTAAATTCACTAAAGTAATTAGAAGTTGTAGCACTTGTTCCTGTGGCAGAAGATAAAGGAATAGGTCTACGAGTATATTGTATTTCTCCTGATAAAGCTGATGTAGGAGTTGGTACAATATAAATAGATGTATTATTTTTACGTGAGTAGTAACGTGGTGTACCTACAGATGCACTGGCATAAGGCCAATAATCTATAGCATATTCATAAGTTCTTTGTAAAAGGGGAGTAATAAGAGAAGAGGTACTTGTAGTAAAACTTACATTTCTCACAACCAGAGAGTCCACAGGAAGACTTACCGTAGGACTAGAGGCTGTAAATGTAAAGGAGGCAAAATTATCCAGACCGGGATCATCAAGTTCTTTCACTAGACGATCTTCAGCCTTCTCAACAAACTTTGGAATCTGATTTGCAAATTCTGTTGAGTCGTTTTCTGCCGTATTAATAAGGTCAGTTTTAAGAAATGAATAATTAGGCATAGGACGTTATCCTAATATAGCAGTTACTGGTCCAGCATCTGGTGCAGATACGGTTACTTTACCGTAAATAGGTACACCAATTTCTCCGAAATAAGTATCAATTACTCCATTTGCCTGAATAGCCAATCGAATAGCCGTTCCTTGTGCAGTCCGATTTGTAATCTGCTGCTCACCTATTAATTCAATCATTCCTGATACAGTTGCCGTAGCATGAATAGCCACTATACGAGTAGTCGTACCATCAGCACCTACTGTAGCTCCTGTATCTACCCTTTTAAGTGGGCCACTTCCAACTGTTGCCATTGCAACTGTAAGATTTGAAGCCATGTTATTCTCCTTTTAGTTAAACTTTACCACCGGCTTTGTAACCAACCATAATCTTTCCACCACCTTTTCGTGAAGTAGTTCCACCCTTCTTACGAGATACAGAACCACCCTTCTTTGCCATAGTTCTGGCAGCAGAATAAGGTCTATGACCCAGAGCACGTTCCATGCCTTCACTCTCTGCTCTACGGGCTGCAAGATTTCCCCTGACAGCAGGATGACGAGCACCTAAAGATTCATCAAGTCGTGCATCATAACCTTGTGTAAGACCACCTACTTGTTTCTTTATAGTTCCACCAGCTTTACGTTTCATAGTTCCACCTTTCTTACGTTTCCTTTCGGGTAACGTACCAGATCTTTTTTCTTCAGCAGGATATAAACCAACGTGACTCATTTTTCCACCAGCTTGACGAGAAATAATTCCACCTTTTTTAGCTCCTCCTACGGGAGCTTCTAAACTACTTTGTCTTTTACCCTTGAATAATGACTTGCTAGCCAGTTTATCTATTAATTTTTGAGCTTCGTCACGACTATCTGAATTTTTTATTATATCTGTTGCTCTTCCTGCTATTCCCTTTGGTAAACTTATTTTTTTTAAAAGATTTCTTAGTTCTGTTCTCCAATGTGGCATTTTTGTAGTTCTCGGTGTTGCTGTTCCAGTTTCTCTTTTTCTTACTTGTTTTGATACACCTGCTTCAACATCTGCCATTTTTTGAGCAGGACCACGTTGAGGAATTTTACGTTTCTTTTCTGCTTGTTTTACATCTTTTGAAATTACTCCCATTTCAGGAGTTCGTTTAGCTTTATAATAAGGTTTTCCTAATAATGGACCTTTCTTTTTTCTTTCTTCTGGAGAAAATTTTCTAGCTAAAGCTAATCCCGGTCCTCGACCCCGTTTTGGTTTTGTTACATATGCCATATTTAAATTCCTTCTATAAAATATAAGGGAAGTGGCATAAGCTCACTCCCCCTATATCATTTGCCTTTAGCTTCCAGCATTTCCTCTCCAGCCCCTCCAATCGGAGACACCGAAACTATACCGTTCCCGTGCCTTAAATCGAAGGTTGCCAGTATCGAAATCTGGCTCCATCTTAGTCTGAAGTGGAGTACGTGCAAACATCTTCGTGCCATTAGGAACATCGGTCTTGATAAACCAATCATCCGTTCCAGTGAACCGTCGATTGACATAGAACCCATTCGGGATCATGCCCATATGACGAGTGGCATTGATATCATTGTTAGCACTACCGGGAAGACCGGGAGTGTTTAGAATGGTATCAGCAGTATTCCATAAATCAACAGGAATATGCAAAGATGTAGCACTTGCACCTATGAGGATACCACGATCATCCTTTGTCTTTTGAACATTGGTGATTGCAGTTTCAAGAGTACCAATAGCCAATGCACCAGCAGATTCCAGATTGCTCTGGTTTCCATCAGAAACAGTTGGATGGGTGGATGCAAAGAATGCAACACCATCACCAATTGTATCTGTGAATCCGTTGGTAAACAGATTAGCAGCTTTGACTTCCTTGGTGTTTGCCATTGCACGAGCCAAACCTCTGGCACGTAACTTGGCAAACGTATCATACAAGTTGTCTTCCATTGCTTCTTCTGTAATTGCAAAAGCTAGAGCTACAGTCTCTGCCGTGTAACGGGCAGTATAACTCTCTTGTGCATCATCATAGGATACAGCAGCCCCTTCAGATTTAACTGGAGCTGTACCGAAACCTGTAAACAGAACTTCTTCTTCAAAGGCCCGATCAGAATTTTCGACTTCATAAAGTGATTTATGTTCGTCGTTAACCTGACCATATTCCAGCCCGAAAACAGCATTTAAGCCGGGAAGAAGTTCTTTGGCAATACTAGATCTATTAATAGCCATAGTTTATCTCCTTCCTAGTTATGCCGTTGATACTGTAGCAGTTGCAAACCGATCACGATGTGTGGGTAACCAAACTTCAAGCATCGGATATTGATCAAGACCATCGGTTCCTTCACCGGGATCTTTCATATACCCAATAACTCGTACATTACCTACAATGGTTTCTACACCAGCAGCAGATGTTTCTACAAAGAATGCAGAATTGCCTGTTACGGTACTACCAGCAGAGGCCGTCGAAACGGTTGCCGTATAATTTAGTACTTTACAGATCTCACCATGACTACAGGTAGCATTACCTTGAATGTAATACGTCTGATCAGGATCAGTTATGACATGGAACTCAACACTGGTTGCAGCCGTGATAGCTTCACCGGGCCAATAACGGGACCAAGTTGGTGTACCATTCGTATCTACATA